TCCTATCCTACCAATCGGCACCATACCTCTATCATTAACCCAATTGGGTTGTACATATGTTGCATGATAGTGCGTTGCACCTTCACTGATACCTCTCCATCCACCACGTAATACCATCTCGGCCACTACTTGAGCATCTTCCCAAGCATTTTCTTCTAACGGTTCATCTGTCAAACCATCACACCACCAACTAAATTGACACATGTTTCTTATTGGAACAACGTTACCTTTCCAGTTAACCCTTGTCTGTGCTTGTTGCACAACACTACAGATAGTATCAGGAAACAAAACAGAATCTACCCTATTAAGGACAACATCTGCCACACCAACCCTGCCAGCAAGATTATCGCTGCGAGACTCGTGATAGACATTGAGAGCAAGACATAGTTGTTCGCTTTCCTCGAATTCTCCAATTCCGTTTCTATCTGTTTCTGGTAATTCAACAGGTTCTGGTACTGGGGGTGACGAGGGGGTCTGATGGACGCTTTTCGTTTGCGATTTAATTTGTATTTCATCTTTTTGTTCTTTATCGTCATCTTTAAAAATCCAAACCATGATTGCAATTAGTAGGACGCTAGATATCGCAATCGTTTTCTTTATTGTCAGCTTTTGATACATTTTTAAATACCTCAGACGCTTTAAAGGTTTTGCCATACTCGTTAGTGAATACTAATTCATTATTTTCTTCTTGCCACTCTATGTGAGTGGCATCAAATGCGTCAATGACTATTGACCAAGTGTGTTGAGAACCACCTACAGCTCCCTGTTTATTTCCCCAAAACCACGTTGCCAACATACATATAATTGTTAATACTGTTTGACTTATTGGTTCCATATGTTCTCCTATTGTATTCTAAGACCTTTAAGTCTTTGACCAACATTTGAATTATCAAAAACTGGACCATTATCAATGGTATCATCTGACAAATTTTGTTCAGACTGTTCTACATCATACAACTTCATTTTGCTTCTGTCAACCCCTATCACAAATCTTTTATTATGGTTAGGATCATTATAACGATTTTTAAGTTGTTTCACCATGATTTGATTCAAGCTTTCCATTTCTTCACTGGTGACAAGTGCGAACATCAAATCGGCGGTAGCAGGAAGTCCAAATGATTCGGAGGTATCTTCCAATCCTGGATCGGAGTTGGCATACCCTGAACGAGTCGTTTGTGTTGCAGATAAAATAGGAACATCAAATTCTACTGCAAGACCACGAATTTCTTCCGCAATTGATTTGATATAAGTGTAAGAATTGATCGCACCCCCCATGCTCTTCATTCTTGATGACGCACATATATTTAGGTAATCGATAAACACAATATCCGGTTTAAAAGATTTCTTTAAACGAAGTTCGTTCAACAAGGCACGAAAATGACCAGTGTGCGCCTGGCCAGTTGGGTACTCCTTGATAATCAATTTACCGTCCGTTTTCTCTCGTATAGACGAGACCCTATCCAAGAACATTGATTTTGATAAATGATCAAGTTGGTCAATAGGAACATTTAGCAGATTCGCATCAATTCTTTCTGCGATTCGTTCCTCCGCCATCTCCATCGTGATATACAAAACATTACGTCCCAGTGAAAGGCAGTTGGCGGCGCAATGACACATAAAAAGACTTTTACCCACGCCTGTACCAGCCAGTGCGATGTTCAGAGTCTTATTGGGGAGTCCACCTTTGGTGATTTCATTAAAGTATTCCAAATCGAAAGGAATCCTCTCCTCTTGCTCATGATAAAAGTCATATCGCTCTTCAACATTTTCTAGATAGTCATGTCCAACATTCGTGTCAAAGCAGACCGCCAGTGCCTTTTGTAACACATCAGGAATTGCATTCTTAGTCAATTGCTGATGTTTGCCATCGATGATCTGAATCGATTCCATGATGGCATTATACACAGCACGATCTTGACACCACTTCTCAGTGGTGTTCAACAACCATTCTGAATCTTCATCTTTAGGAGTGAAGATATCAGGAAGGATATCAAGAGCGTGCGTATACATTTCTTCGTTCATCGTCGTAACTTCATCGAGTTCGATCTTGAACGCTTCCAGTGTTGGGAGTTTGTTATACTTAGTTACAAACTTCGTGACCTGATCAAACAGTTCACGATAAACCCCCTCAAAATATTTTTTCTGAACAAAGGGTAAAACCTTTCTCATAAAATCATCTTGGGTAAGGATATTTCTTAGAATAGTCTTTTCTAATTCTATGTTCATTTAACCTCAACATCTTTAAACTTTACATATCCGTTTTCGACACCTACTCGAATAATGTCTTGTAATGCTTCAGTAGCCTGATTTTCAAGAAGATCATCGTCCTCTTCGACATCTGGATCTGGTGAATACACTATTTTATAATCGAAAGTAAGCCTCTTCTCTTTACCATCAAATCTAACAACACCGTAACGAATAACCGTTTCAGGATATTCGCCCGTTAGAAACCTGACATCCCAACCAGAACCCAATTCTTCTGGCGTCGGAATCAGTTGATAGTCGACGTTCTCTTTCATTCTTCGTCCAAATTAAGTTCAAGTGATGTTCCATTATAACCGATTTTATACAACTTTTCAACATATACTGAAAAGTCTTTTGAAGCAAGAATACTCTCCCAGAATTCACCATCAAGTTCTTTCTCTCGGTACTTCTTTTCTTCACCAGATTTTTGATACCATCCATTAGAAGGTTTGGTTACGAACCCACCAGCCAATGCAACGTCGAGTAATCCACTGTATTTGTTAATACCACCTTCCCAAGAAACAGAGACGGGAATTTTAGATTTCTCTTTTACATAACGAGATTTCTCTACATTGACTATAAAATCATAACCAGTTATTTCAGTACCAGTTTTGTTTTGGCGACGACCAATAATCCAAATGTTATCAGCAGAGTAGTAAATGCCAGTACCACCACCAACAATGTCTTTGGGGAACAAACCAATTTCTTTGTAGGTGTGATTGACCGCAAGCAAAGGAACATTCTTCATCGTCAAGTAGGGTGTGGTCATGCGAAACAAACCTTTCAGTGCTTTTGCTCGTGACATATCTGCAACTGACTTTTCATCAAGAGCATCTTCGAGTTCTTTCTTGGATGCAAGGTTACCGATTGAATCGATGACCACAATGACCTTATCACCGTTCTCGATGCTATCGAGTTGATTGATAAGATCAAACTTTAATTCTTCCACGTTTGTGATTGGAATATGAAGAACTCGTGAAGTATCAATCTCGAACACGTCAAAGTAAGATTCAGGAGAACCGAACTCAGAATCATAGAACAACATCACGGCTTCGGGATCCGCTTTTAAATATGCAGAAGCAATCTTCAAAGCAAACGATGTCTTAAAGTGTTTGGACGGACCAGCAAGAACCGTCAGACCTGGAGCAAGTCCACCGTCAAGAGAACCGGACAATGCAGCGTTCAACATTGGAACGTCTGTTTGTACCATTTCTTTATTGGTGAAAAATTCAGACTTATCCAAAATTTCAGTATGTTTGAGTTTACTATTCTTCTTAAGTTTATTTAATAGTGACATATATTTTAATTCCTATAAACGTATTCTATTGCGCTGTTAGCTTCAACTTCTAACGGTCTATTATCATACCAGTTTCCAGTGTCTTTGTCAAATTCTCTACAAAGGTCTGCAATCTGTTTTGGTGTGATGGGATACTCAGATTTGACGGCACTACCAGCAATCGCCACCATAATCTGATACATTTTATGATACCATCCGGTACCACTAAGTAACATATATTCTTGTCCTAGTTTTTTCGGAAAGAATGGACAATCTCTATATGACACCCATGCGATTTCTGTGTTCTGTGCCTGTTCTTTTCGATACTTAATAACTTCTTCTTTAAGATTGTCGGGTAACTTATCTAAAAAGTTTCTACCCTTCGGTGTCTCAAAGACCCACTTATCCATCAAATCTTTAGGTTGGATGTGTTGACCCGTGTTGATAAAAAAGAAATTGAATGCGTCCGGATATTGAGCCGGAACATAATACATACGTGACAAATCTTTGGTTTGTTTATCGCCAATATCTTTTAGTTCTTTATTCAGAGCGTGCCAAAAATGTGGTATATCATCAGCATATAGAATATGCGTCAACGGGAACACCAAACGAAACTTGGGATACTTTGGTGTGCTGCTTGCGGTAGAGTAACACACAAAATGATATTGTCCACAAATATCCTGTAACGTTGGTCCTAAATCGACAGGAAGTACGATATCAGAAGAAAAGAAATCGTCCACATCGACAGCAGCCCAACCACCCCAATAATCAACATTTTTATTAGACCTCGTAGAGTTGGGAAGATAATGAGCAGGAGTAATAAGAGGAGAAGAATTGTTTCCACCTTTTTGACCTTCTTTAGCTGATAAACCTTCTAATAGTGATTCGAATTTTGCCCACGTGTCGAATTCCATAGTCCTATGGGTTTTGTTATCGAACTGATTTTTGAACATTGTGAGCGAGTACATTATCCAAAGAAATCCTCAAGTGTAGCTCTCGGTTCAGACTCCCAACCCACTGCCGAAAGAATCGGTTCCAATGGATCAAGGAATGTTTTAGTAAACATCTTATCATAATCAATCGATGATGTCAACCCCAGTTCTTTAGGAAATTGACCAGAGAAGGAAATAATGTTTTCTTTGATTTTGTTGGGCACACGGAGGTAAATGAATTTAATTTTCTCTCCATCCTGAATTTTTTCGTATTTGTTCTGAAGACCCTCAAACCGAATGTAGTGATTATATAGAAGTGCGCCCCGAACGTGAATCGGCGTACCCTTACCATAGATAGTAGTCTTGTCTTCCCACTTCCGCAACTCGCTCACACCACGTGGAAAGGCAATATCTTCGGCCGGTAAATTGTTAAACTCTTTCTTAAAATCACGAATGAACGTTTGTGTTTCTAATTCTGTACAATTGACTATTATATGAAACACTTCCTTGAATTTATCACGAACCACATGAGGCGTACTGGACTTGACCGCCTCGATACCCATCATCTTAAGTTTAGGTTCCGCAAACCGAACACCTTCACTATCGTGCACGTTGAGAATATATCGTTTCTTTGCCATCCAAATACCACGGTCAGCAATCACCTCACGTTTCATCACCATACGATTGACATACGCATTAGTTTCTTTTGCGAGATTATCATACGCCTTCTCAATTACGTTTTCAAAATGTTCACACACCTTGTCGAGGAAGTTGACGGGATTCGCTGGGTTGTGTTGATTGACTAATTGAGACATATTGATATAAACAGAGTCAGTATCAATCGCAATCACATAATCATCTTTTGTTCCTAGTAATTCCTGCATCTCATCGTTTACCGCCTTCTCAGCGCAACGTATCGCACGCTGACCGGACAATGTGACACCTTCTGCAATACGATGGTCAAAGTAACGAAACCATTTGTTCGCGAGGGCACCATAGAGTGAGTTCATAAGAATCTTGATACCCGTTTGTTCGGTGTCAAGAGTATCAATCTTTATTGCAAGTTTTTTACTAGGATTTTTTTCGTATTCTTGTTTCGCCACCAACATCTCTTTCTTGATACCAACCCGACGGTCATAAAACTTACGAATAACTTTTGGTATGATGCCTTCGAACTTATTGGAGTATCGTGTTCCATTTGCAGCCTCACACTCACCATTATCACTGAGAGTCTCGGGAGACATATTGTATTGCACAATGATGTTAGGATACAGAGAGTTGAGGTCAAAAGAACAAACCCAATCGTGAGCGCCCACTTTGGGTTCCTTCACAAAACCACCGACAATTTTATTGTTGACTTCCTCGACAGGTGGTTTGGGTGGAATTACCTTACCCTCAGACATCAATTCGTTGTAGATAATCGCATCCCAGATAGCCGTGGTACCCAACGCATCACCAAGATTTGTTTTCGCACCATACGCCATCGTCATCACCAGAGTGATGATACCCAACTTCTCTTCAAGTCGGTCAACCAGTTCAACATCTTTTATGTTATAGTCAATAAACTTCTGAAAATCGTGTTTGTAAAGTGAATGCAGAGAACCGTACTCGTCATAAGAAAGTTTTCGTTCACCCAACACAACATTTGCGATGTGATCCAGTTTATATGATTCTTGTTGCCCATATGTATTCCACGTGAATTTTTTAAACAGGTCAAAGTAGTCCAACTGAACAATACCGTCAAGATCATACGAGACTTGTTCTCGGCCTCCCAAAGTTTTTACCATTCTTTTACGTACCAACTTCCATGGCGACATTTCTAGATGTTCGTTTGTGTTAAACAAATTCATCATTCGATTTACCAAATAAGGTATGTCGAACAACTTGGTGTTCCAACCTGTAACGATATCAGGACAGTTTCCTTTCCACCAACCCAAGAAGGACTGGAGCAAATACTCCTCGTCAGCACACTTAAAATATTTAACATTTTTTTCTGACAAAGTTTCGTCATAGTCATACAATCCAAAAACATAGTAGATATTATCTTGGTTGTTTTTGACCGTAATAGAAATGACAGGATGTTTCGCCTCGTCAGGGGCTGGGAATCCTTCGTCCGATGCCACCTCGATATCAATCGTGCAAACGTTTACCATATCCCTGTCGAAATCGATGGTGTTGGGAAATTTGTTTGCGATAAACTGAGTGACAAAGTTTGTCTGTCCGTAAATGGGAAAGTTCGGAACAGCTTTGTAACGCTGTTCGAATTCACGTGCATCCTGCATCGAATCAAATTCAATTGGAGAGACTTTGTGTCCGTCGAGAGTTTTGTATCGGTCTGTTGCTTTGGGGGATTGTACGAAGAGTACTGGTTTAAATTTTATTTTTTCTTCAACCCTCTGACCGTTTTTGAAACCACGATAGAGAAGGTTGTTGCCGTATTTTGAGACTGATGTATAAAAATTCATAGACCCATTATATGATAAAATTTATGGAAAGTCAAGAGAATGGCGAGGCGTTTTTTATGGGAACGCCTCGGAAACCCAACCACATCACATCAAATAATCTGCCGTGAAAGGCATCGGTACCATCTGATGTTGTTCAGGAGTATAAAAGAATGGCGCGGCCATTCCTCCGACGATTAGAAATACAAACAGTGCGATTCCTGTTGCTTCTTTTATTTTCTTAATCATCTTTTCTCCTTAACATACCAGTTGCGGCACTCTTGTACTGATTCAGAAACACCATCCAAAACTTCTTGAACACAACGCCCATCGAGTTTACGGTTACTGTCTCCTACTAGAAGGATGCCGACTAGTGTCATCGCAATTATCATACCCATTAGAAGTACCAACTAATGGCGATCATAACGGGTGCTATTGCGAGTACGCCAAACAGTTGCGCGATTGCAACCATCTGGTCTTTTTTAGAGGAAATCCATTCCTCACTTGTTGCTAAGTTTTTCATTGAGTGTCCTTAATGAGAATTAATTTCTATTTTTCTCGGACGCTTCTCTTCGGGTAGTTCCACTCTGAGTTTAATCACTAGTAGTCCATTGACGAATTCAGCTCCATCAACGACAACGTGGTCTGCGAGTCGAAATGTTTCCACGAATTTCTTCGTAGTAATCCCTTTGTGAAGATACTCACGAGTATCCTCTTCAGGATTTCCCTTGATGACTAGCACACCGGGTTTTGCTTCGATGTCTAGATCTTTCTTTTTGTAACCACCAAGGGCAAATTCCATGGCGTATTCCGTGTCAGAATATTTGATAATATTGTGACGAGGAAAACCCTTCTCGTTTGCGCCAGCGGCAGTTAGTCTTTCTATCTCATCCCATACATGGTCGAAACCAATGAAACGAGAGTGGGGGAACGAAAACACT